CGATGCTGTGCTTATTCCCGCAGTTGTATTATTACTGATGGTAATAGTTTTAGTTCCAGTGTTGATTGAAGAAATTGTTGTATTACCGGGAATTCCTGTTGCTGCAACAATATCATCAGGTAGTAATCCTGTGACTGAATCTATGACGATGGTATTTGCACCACTTGCTACAGTTGTCATCACGGTTCTGATGCTTGTTACATCACCAACACGCATGATTGGATCATTCACAGTAGCAGTTGTTGAGTTAACTGTGGTTGTTGTTCCATCAACCTGCAAGTCACCCTTGATGATCACAGTTCCTTCATTACTACCACCACTTGGAAATGGATCAATAAATAACTGATCTCCACAACCTGGCCTTGTTTCAATTTTATTGGATGAAATACCAACGCTATCAATTTCAATACCACCTGTGTTGGCCATCTTACCAACATGAGTGATTACACCAACAACAGAAAGATTAGATCCATCAAAAGTTAAATTAGCATCATCTTCAAGTTCACCGTCTGCACCAACAATAACTATACGATTGTTTGTTAAATCAGAAATCTTTGCTGATGCAACTGTGGCAACTCCTGATACGACTAAGTTATCTGTTTCTACTGTACCATCAACGTTAAAACCATCAATACGAGTTTGTGCTTTGCTTACACCATCAAAGAATAGACTAACAGCTCCATCACCTGCACAATGAATTGCATTTTCACCTCCTTGAACCTTTAATGCGACATCATCAGCTGCAGTAATGATAATATCATCGCCTGTGTTTGTGATATTTAAGTCGTTTGTGGTATTTGATATGACGCTATCTGTTCCATTGTGTACCAGTTTAAGATCATTACTATCACCCAAGCGGATTTCTTTACTATCAGGAAGTTTAAGATGATCGTTAAACGTAGTGATACCTGTAATATTAATATTTCCACCAACATTTAAGTTTTTTGCAATTCCAACACCACCATCTACTACCAAAGCACCAGTTGAGACACTGTTCGACTGAGTAGTATCTTTTAAAGTAAGTGCTACAGTGCTTCCATATTCCCAATCTGCTCCTGTTACTTTTATCTTATCGTCTGCAGCCTCATCATATTCAATCTTTGCATCTTTACCTGTACCAAAGGTTAAGAAGGTATCATCAGGTATGACAATCTCTCCTGTCCCGTTTGGATCTATATTGATATCTCCGTTTGTATTGGTAGATGAAAATGTGTTTCCATCTAAAGTTAAATTATCTACATTCCATTGATCTACTTTTCTACTTTGATCTAATATCGCAACAAATCCATTTGAAGCAGTCGTTGGGTTCGTCACTGAAGCAACTGTTCCCGGTGCATGAACCATCAAGTCGGTAAAATAACGACCACCGACAACATCTACGTTACCTGCGTTATCACCAACAAAGAGTCTCTCTCCTTTATTTGCCTGAGTACCAGCACCGATCGTTAAACCAAGTTCACCGAACTGAAGACTTCCGGGAGCTGTTGTGCCCGTAGATCTTTTTACTCGTATAATACTAGCCATTTCTAAAAGTTACCTCCATTGATATCCAAATTTTGTGACGTTCCGGGTGTTAATGTTAAAGTTGCTTCAAATTTTGCAGTTGTTGCGTTGTAAACTAAGACCATTCCATTTTGTGGGTTATTGACTTCCGTATCACTAAGACCTGCCAGAGTACCACTAACGTTTCCTGCTAATGAGGATACGACTTTGGTTGCATTTTGTTGTCCAACACGGACTCTAATGTTTGCCATTAACGGGTCACTCCTTGCCTTACTAAAACAGATCCTTCAACAACTCTTGTTACCTCACCAACACTATCAGAAACGATAACGTCATAAACATATCTTCCGGGTTTTAATGTTGCAGTAGTTACGCTAGATAAACCAACTTGCACCTGACCATTATCTGCGTTTTGAATTGACGCTGTAAAGGTCGCTGCAACATTAGTGCTACCTGCATGTTTTCTCATCTGTGATGATGCAGTAAAACCATTAAGGTCTAACGCAGAATTAGATGTAACATTTTCAAGTGAAAATGTTTGTGAAAACGTAGCTCCAGTGTTAATTGTCAGATTACTAACATATACTGCCATCTATGCATGAAATAATATGATCTATAGTTTATTTATATATTGATATACTATGAATTTTTTTGAATTAATTCATTTAAAAGTCCTTTGAGAGTATCTATCTCAGATTTAAGACTATCTATTTCAGATTTCTCAGTCAATTTTTTGTGTTTCATCTTTTTATATCTCATATAACCAGATGTATCGCAATTAATAATCGCTCCGGTATTTTCATCACGATAAAGATGTTTATGGCCTTCTACTCGTATCATGCTAGTGCAATTGCTCGTAGATCCTGTAACCTTGGTGCTTCGGATTCATTTGTACCGCTAAACACCACCTTGATAACAAAACCAGTAAATTCAGTAAGATTATCAGCAGTAAACTGATATTCTAAAAATTCACCGTCCACACTTGATGGAACTTTTGCATCCGGTCTACCACTATTTTTATCAGTGGCTATAATTTCGTCACCAAAACCATCACCAGTAGTGTCACGAAGATTATCAAAACCGGGGAACAATTCATATGATTGCTCACCCTCACTTACCTCAGTGTTAAATAACTTATATAAAACCCTGAAATCAGCAGATTCTGCTTTTTGTGCACTTACAATAACTTGTAATGACGTTGCTGGTTGCTTCAAATCAACTCTATTCGAGATGTAAATACCAGCATGTGGATCATTGGAATTCAATTTAACTCTGATATCTCTAGAATAATCATCAATTGGTTTATTTAATCTATTTCTTATATACAATATTGATGCATTCATTGTATCCACAATAGGTGATAAATTTCTATCTCCAGATAATAATCTTAAAGAAATTGTATTAGATCTATTTAATGGTAATTCTGATAGATATGCAGACTCATTAATCGGTGATGCAACTAATCTTGGGCTTGATAATGGGTTAATAGCATTGAGTTGAATTTCCTCAAATCCCTGATCAAGGAATGATACCTCACCACCACCAGCACTTGTTCCACTAACTGTCCTTGTTTTAGCTGATAAAGCAGTTTGACCCGGAGTTATAAAATTAATTAAAGGATAAATTTGATTATATTGAATATTTTGTGTTGCAAATATTTCTTTACCTCCTCCAAACGAGTCGTCAAAGAAATTCATCATATCATCCCCAGATGTTCTTCCTACACTTCTAGGAACTTCAATATAATACTTATCAATATCACTTGCAGTTACCAGTGCAGAAGTGCTTGGTAATTGATGATCAGTGTTTATTCCAGATAGTGAGAATCCATTAAATTCATATTTGTAAACTAAACTTCCAACACCATGTTCACGCACAAGTGTTCCATCTACACCTCTCTCAGTTATTGTAAGAGAATTTGCTGCAGTAATTCCATTATATCTCATAATTTCACTATTTACTTTAACTAAACCTGTAGTGGTTGGTTTTCCTTCAAATTCATAAAATGTTGTTGTTGCTGCTGTTCCTGTATTTTGAGGATCATTTAGTACAATAGATGTAGCATCTAATCCTATAGCCTCATTTAAGACAACAGGAGAAGTGTCCGGTTGAACATTCGAGATTTTTAATTTATTGTTTCCTGCATGCATGCCATGATTATACTGTTCAACTTCAATCACATTTCCACTATAAAGATCATCATATACCTCCGAATTTGCGGTCACTTGTATTGAGTTTGAAACTGCTGTAAACTGACCACTACTAGAATTGAAATATAAAAGAGTATTTCCCTGATCAAATTGCTCACCCTGTACATTTGTTAGGTAGAGAGCATTGCTATTACCTATGGAGTCAATTTCTATTGTTGCTCCTGTTCCCTTTCCAACACCAGAAGTTGCTGTGACGATACCTACAATGTCACCTCTGACATAACCTTCTCCAGAATTATTACCAATCGCCACTGATGCAACACCATTATTTGCAAAAGTGACATTTAATGTCAAACCTGTACCATTACCAGTAATGTTAAATGTAGGCACATTATTTTGCGTACCAGTTCCACCCGTATATCCAATTCCATTACTGATAACATCAGGTGTTCCATCAACAACTCCACCGATAGATTCAACTATTCCATTTGGTGTTGTATTTGCAACTCCAGCAACTCCAGCACCTACTTTTTCACCTATAGCAATTTCACTTAGTGATGTGGCATTACTTGTAGGAGTGATAGGTACTTTTAATTTTCTTGGTAATGTATGAATCGCATTATTCCTTAAAGTTGGAATCTGAGCACTTTCATAATTTAATTGTGGATTATAAAATGTAATTTCAGCATCTCTAGATTTTGAAAAATCAGCCTTGTACAATGTAAATTTAAGATCTTCAAATTGACTTGGAGTCCAAATTGAACCGTTTTGAGATTTAAATAAACTACCACCAATGTACTGTTTTGATATTATTACACTTTCTGCATCAGGTAAACTTTGAGTTTCAATTGTTGGTTCACCCATTCTACCTATCCATGCCTCATAATTATCACTAGTAGGCGATAGAAGAACCACAGCATACTCTGAACCACCCTCAAGGTATATTGGAGAGGGGAATGTTACTCTAGTCGCTACAGAAGCATCATCTGATATATTAACTTGAGATGGCTCTAAAACAACTTGTGCATACTCTTGAACTAAAATAAGTGTAGGGATTCCTAATTCAACTGTTCTTATTTGTACAGTTAATTTCTGTCTTTTATCCTTTGATTTCATATAGATGTCTACAGCAGTCAAAAATGCTCCTGTTTCATCTACTAAGAAAGATTGTGCAAGAGGGTCATCGTTTTCAATACGAACTACTTCACGAATTACTTCTGTTACGTTAGTTACATTTTGAGTCACATTAGTCACATTAGTAACTTCAGTAACATTGGTTACGTTTGTAATTTCATTTGTTATGAACTCATTCGTAATATTAAATACAACTGGTTGTGGAGGTGGTGGTGGAATACGAACTACAACGGTTGATTGCCTAAACGTATCTACCACACCACTTGTTCTATAGTTAGCTTCTACTTCACTTATTGCTGCATCTCCAAGCAATGGTTTAGAATTATCTTTTTTGGTTGTTAATTTAAATGTTTTTGTACCATTTGTAAATCTTAACTTTGGAGTAGGATCAGATAATGGATCACGGAAGAAGAATGAACCTTTTAAATCACCAAGAACATCTGAAACTAAGATCATACGATCTACGGTTGCGGTCGCTCCACTTTGTCTACCAACTAATTTTAAACCCGTACGAAGACGACCAAAGAATTGTCCTTGTGCATCCTCTACTAAAGATGCAATATCAATATTCAAAATACTTGATGATGATGAATATAAACTAGGTATTGTAAGGTCATTATTATATGGATTTGTTGTATATACTGTTGTTGGAGAGCTTATACTTCCATTTTTGTGATTTGGAGCACAAGTTCTTGCAACAAAAATTCTATCGCCACCATCAAATCCCTCTACCGTTTCATTTATATCAAAAGCACCGGAATCCATTGATATTTCAATCAATTTAGGAATAATATCAATTCCATAAGTGCTATCGAAAAATGCATAGAATTTTGTATTAGGTTTAATACCACTTACATCAAATCCAACGTTTCTTGATCTTATATGAGTGTCTGGTTCGCTACTTACAAATACATCATTAGTAAATGTCTCCTCAGTATCACCTAAAACAGTTCTTGTTCCATCATCCAAAATTATATTTCTTGTCCATGTATCAGCACTTGGACTCAAAGTTAATGTGCCCCTAAAAGTAACAACATTAAATGGGTTTACATTTTCGATTCTTGATGCTAATGGTTGGTCTAGCATGATGACCTCATCATAATCAAGAGTTAGTAAATCTCCAGTTTTTCTTACACCAGAATCTAATAATTCAAGATCTTGAGAGAAATCAGCAGTATTTGGATTAATACTTGATGCTAAAGCTAATTCTGGTTTGACAGAATAAAAATCAGTTGGAGTCACTAAATGTTGTAAACTTCCAATAACATCACATTTACAATCTGGATTTTTACGATCTAATAAATTTGTATTCTTAAAATCATCTACAAAAAATCCACTTTTAAATCTAGATAATCCATCTGCATCTTGTATTTGTAATGCCTTTGTGTCTAATTCAAGTAATGATAATGATGTGAGTTCTTCAAGAGATTCTATTCTATCTTCTAGTGTTCCAATATCTCTCATCGTATATCTACGATTATCAACAAGAGTTATCTTTGCATTTTTAGTATCATAAAGATATGCTGGTAATTCTATTGTACCAATGGTCATCGCAGTCTCTACATCATCTGGAACAACAGGATTTTCTGATGACACACCTTTAATTACTTGGAAATAACCACTATTGTAAGCATCTCCTATTGCAGAGTCAGTTGAATCTAGCACTAACTTATCAATTCTTGGTAAATAATATTTAAAATCTATTGTTGATGCTTCATTTGGTGCAGGGATTAATGTTGGATTACTTCCCGAATCACTAAAAACTCTTGATGCAAAAGAAAATGGACAGGATCCTCCAGCATGGTCAGCAACTCTAGGTCTAAAATCTAAAGTATCTGTCGCACGAAGGCCATTTTTAAGAATAGGAACATTTTTAAATTGATCTATAGGATATGAACTTGCTGTAAATACATCACCTGTATCATTTGAAGGCACTGTAAATTTATCAAATATAACTCTTACTATTTTGGAAGGGACGTTAGCACCATCTTTTCTAACTATTCTGGAGTAATCGGCAAACTCATCTCTCTGACCATCATCAAGTGTAAAGTTTGATGTAATATCCTTATATAAACCTGCGATTGTTCCTTGTAGATTAGTGGTAATGTTTGATTCATCAAAAGTTATTGATTCACCAATCTCAAATTTAGTTTGACTAAGATATACAATTTCAACAGTCGTTGCATTTGTTTGGCCTGCTAAGACTGCGACTGCACCGCTTTCTGCACCCTTAATTTTTTCACCAAGTATAGTATTGGTATTAAGTGATAATCCACTTACAAAAACAAGTTTATCTAAAACAGGTGCTACTAAATTTACTGATTCAAAAATTCCAGCAACATTATAAACATCTGGTGTTTGTAGAGAAATTTCTTTATCCTGTACTCTTAATCCATAATGTCTACTTGGTGTCAATCCATTTGTAGAAATTCCTATTTGAGATGAAAGTTGTACTAAAATACTATTACTTCTTTCAATATTTTTAGTTTTATTATCAATTAAATCTTTTTCAAGAGTTACTGTAACATCAAAATCAACGCTAGTTTGTACTGATCCTGCAATCTCAAGGGATTCAAAAGTAATTGTAGTATTATTATTTGATAGTGTTACTTGACTTGAATCTAAAGTGACATGTCTTGCATCAGCAGAATCATTCCTAGAGATGCTATATCGATCTGCATCAAAAGGACTAAAAGTTGAATTAGGAACTCCAGTAAAATCTGAAATACTGATGCTTAAGTTTCCATTAGCATCAGTAGTTTTATTAATTTGTTTTTTAATAACTAATTTTGATGCACCTAATTGCACATCAGATACATTTTTTTTACTTAATGGAGCATATAAACCTTTATTATTTTGGAATATTTGTGGGATTCCTTTTCCAACTCCTGAAACCTGAATTGCACTTGATGGAAGAGCTCTATCACAAATACCAGTGATATTCAGTGGTGCTGCCTCAAGAGTTACGGTTTTTAAGTCTGCTGAAATTGACTTTACTTCGTTAAAAACTTCATCACCTGTTCCATCACTATAACGAATAATATTTCCAACCTTTAATGACTCAAATGTTTTACCACTCGATGTCATATCCGATTCACTGCTACTAGCAGCTGTAATATTAACTATATCTCCAACACCCAAACCTTTGATTGCTTGTTTTTTAAGAACTAAATCACCACTAAAATCAATACTGTTTCCCTGTGCGTTATTTTGATGCACTGATAACACATCTTCCAATCCAAACCTTGTTACTGCCTCTATAGATCTAACATTTTGACCAGTTGCAAGTTCCTTACGACCATTTACTTTAATTTGTTCTCCCTTTAAAAATGTTCCAGAAACTTGTTCAAGATTTAACGTACTAGTTCCACCACCTTGACCATCTTCTGTAGTAAAACCAGAAGCACCACTCGCTAAACCTTCTATGTAACTCCCTGCTGGCATTTGTGAGGTGGTCACACCTGTGATTGTTATTTTTGTATATATTTGGATATCATACAAATATAAATCAAATTTAGTGGTTGCACCTTCATATGATGCGTCAGTATTTTCAAATGAATAAATTCTTGCTCTTCCTATTGGATTACCTGCCTCATTAGGATCATTTCCACCGGCAGATCCTACTCTTGTATCACGAAGAGTTACAGTAGAATTCTCTACAGTTTGATTTAAACCTAAACTTGGAGATCCATGAACATTATTTAATTTGAATAAACTTCCTAGTGAAAAATTAACTTTTTGTGATTTTAATTCATTCTTATCTCTTGGTTTATCAACATCAATGATTGAAGTGCCAGATTTTTCAATATCATATCCTCTTACATATGCTTTACCGGGAGATACTTTAACACACATTAAATCTTCATCGGGTTTATTTCTTTGATCGGTTAACTGATCTTCAGAAAATACACCCTCATTTGATATACCATCATTTAAAGACTCTACAACTTCAACTTTAAAATTATCAAGTGCATAATTACCAGACTCTTCAAATGTTCTCTTTGCAAAATAGTCTTTTATTAATCCATAATCAGGTTTCTGTTCATTTTTCTTTAGTTGACCTTGATCAAGACGCACCAATTCAATAAAATTCTTATCATTGAAATCATCTAATGGTTTTTTTGTTAACTTTGTAGTTATTTTTAATCTATCAGCACCGGGAGCTGCAAAGTTAGAAAATCCTCTTGCATTATCAAAAAGACTTGAATCATCCTTCGCTTGAATTATTTCTTCTTGTATAAAAAGACCAACTCTATAATTTGGCACATTAGAGTAAGGATCAAGAACTATTTTATCAGCAGTTACATTAACAAAATTTCCCCGAATGAAGAAAACTCCATCTCCTATTGATACAGCAGAACCAACGTTTGATGCATCTTGGTCAATTAAAGTTGCAACAGTCTCACCTACTGTTATTTGGGTATTACCATAAGTAAATGACTCTTCTGTGACTAGATTTTCACCATCAGTGGGGAATGAAACTTCATTATCTTCACCAGAGTCAAGATATTTGACAAATATAGTTAGATCTGTAATTTCTGTAGAGTCTCCCGGTAGTGCATAATTATCAACTTTTAGAGTTATTCCTGACTCTTGACCTTTTAATATTTTACCTTTAAGTTCTTCTGCATATAATGATACTGGAACACCCAAGTGATCACTTACAAGTTTAATTGAAAAATATTCAAAATCATAGGTAGTATTTCCGGGGATCACCATCGATCCCTCTTTAAACATATGACTACCAAAAGACTCTATTTGATCTTGTAATATTGATTGTAGTGTTGTTAACTCGCGAGCCTGTACTGGTTTACCCGGATTGAATAAAACCTTATAGAACTGATTATCCTTGGAAAAGTCGTCGTAATATGGACTTATATTTAAATTCGTTTTTTGTGGCATTTTTTAAAATTCCAGAATAATTTTAACGTCTTCTTTTTGTCTCAAATTTCTTGATATGAGAGCTCTGTTGTCAATGTACAATACATCTCCTGACCCTTTATTTATCTCAGGAGACGCAAGACCGCTTGTAAATGAAACTCCAAGTGCAACATTATTATTGTTGATGTCAGTTGTAATTCCTGAACTAAATGTAGTTTCAACTGTACCATTTCCACCAGCAAATGCAATTTGGAATGTAGTTGCTTCAAATGGAAACTGCGTAGAACGATTTTTTACATTTTCTACATCAGTTTGATCTACACCATTTCCAAAATATAATGATCTGTCCTGAATATATTTTATAACATTTGTGTCATTATCAAATGATGAAATATACCCAAATGCAGTTTCACCTGTTCCAACTGTTTGTTGTAATAAACCACCAATCGTTGGTGTCCCAGATACAGTTGAAAGTTTAATAGCTTTAAGAGATGAAAATGTACTTCCTGTATATACTGAAGTAGTTCCAAAAGATGTTGGATTTTTTATCAAAGAAACTTGAGCAAATTTAGCGTCAATTGGAAAATCTTTGGTTGAGTCATCGAATCTTGCATAAACAAGAACACGATCAGCACCTAGTTCTTTATATAAATCAAAACCATGACCTCGTGAAGGAGGTATGATTGGTACCAATTTTGCAGGTGTGCCACCCTGCACTGCACCACTATTAATAGAGGATAAATCCACAATACCGTAACTATATCCTTTTCCACCACTTGAGACAGTTGCGTTTGTAATTTTTTGTCCTGTAACCTCAATTACGACTTTACCACCAGTTCCATCACCTAATATATCAAATTCTCCACCAGTTCCAGTATACTTATCACCCTGATCTGCAATATATACAGTTTTTATTTGATTATTGTTTATATCAGAGTCACCATTTTCACGAACTGCTTGTATTTGTGCATCTGTACTTGTCGGCCAGTTATTCGGTAAAGCAATAAAGTCTGTGGAATCAAATTTAATAATATCACTTGGATTCACGGTAAAAAGATATTTCCATACATATCCATCTTGACTCTCACCTGCCTTAGATGGTTCTAAATCTGTAAATGTCGGTTCATCTTCAGATGCATTTCCTGTAGTGTTTATTCCTGAAGAACCATTTTCAATACAAATATAAACATTAAAATTACTATTCATGACATAGTAATTAGCATCGTATAATCGTGTTGCGTTTGAATTTGGTGCTGTATTAGATGTACTGTAATCTTGTCTGTACATATCATACTTAATTCCCTTTGTCCAATCGATACGACGAACTAATCTTCTCACGTTCGCATCAGTAACTCTTTTACCAAACTGAGTAGTATCTCCTATATGGTCTATTTCTGAAAAACTATCAACTGGATTTGGAGTTGCAGTATTCCAATTTGTTTGTCTACCAAAACCAACAGATGATGGTGCTGGATTTGGAAGACCTACAGATATGTAATATGAATTAGTAGACGAAGAGACCCCTGCAACAAAATTGCTTGCATTTAATATTCTAAACTGGTCTGTAACAATAGCTGGCATTATTATATTGTTTTTTCTATATTTATACAGGAAATCGTCATGGTGTGTGTGACCTCTTAATTGCACCAGTATCACGGATACCA